GGACTTGAACCTGATATAGATGAAGTTAAATCAAATCCACAATCGGTAAGAAAAACAGGTGTAGAAAAACCTATTTCAATAAGGTGTATGGGTCTAATCTGACCTGTTAATAATTCGTTTTTTACTGCTGTCGTTAGTGTTCGTGCCATAGTCCTCGTAATAACTTCTTGTTATGCTTTCTGTACCTTTTAGCATGGTAAAATTAAATTTACTATCAGGTTTTTTGTAAGCTTTTAAATCGTTAGTTTTTTCGTCTATTTCATCAGCATTGACAATAGCAGTAGCTTCAAACTCGGCACTCACTAAATGTGTGATCTTGTATTTTTTCATTAAAGAGTTTCTTCAACATCTAACTCAAATTGATATAAAATATTACCATCTTTGTCTGAACCGATAGCACCGAACTCTTGCATATCACTTGTCAAATGTACTTTAAATGCAACATTGTCATAAGTTACTACTGAGTCATCTACTAATGCTGTAATAAGTGGTGGCTCGATAGTAAGTGTTGCTTCATTAGAAACATCTGCTGTTACATCAGCGACCACCATATAAACTTTAGTATGTGAAGCAAAAGAAATAAAATCTCCAGCTTTAAATGTGCCTGTCATAGCATCTACATTGATTGTGGTATCTCCAACTGCGTGTGTGCCATTTACTAAAATAGTGCCACTTGCATTACCTCTAGCATTTTTTATTTCAGGTGGTGTGATAGTAAAATCATCTTTACTTGATCTTTGTTTCATTATGAAAGCCATAAGTTCGCCATAAATGTCTGATCTTTTGCCTGTAATAATTCTAGCTGTAAAACCAAATCTTTGATTATCTACTTGTCTTGTTAATTTTTTTCCTGAAAGAGATTTAGAAATAATTGTGTTTTGAACAGACTTGATACCAAGTGTTTGAAAATCTGCTGTTGATATTGGAAATGCACCACTCATTATATTAACTCACTTCTGCCTTTTTCTGCTAAAGCATTATTTATTATTCCTGTTATTGTACCTCTATTCTCTTGTAAAGCTTCTCCAAATCCTCGTGAGTCTATTGTGTTAATAGTAAAATTAACATTTACTCCACCACCACCTTGTCCTCTTGCGTGTTGAACTATTTGACCTGTACTATTTGGAACAAATACTTCTGCACCTCTTTCTCCTACTAAAATTGGTCTGCCTTTTGCTACTGCTCCACCTTGTGCGTGTGAACCACCAATATTAAAACCGCCACCTGAACCACCTGTAAAGAAACTGAGAATTGCTTGTTTTTTCATTTCAGATGTTTGTTTTTTCATGGCACTCGCTTTCTTTTCTTCTTTTTCAAGTTGTTTTGCTAAAATCATATCTTTTGCCTTTTGCATTACTAACTCAATGGCTAATCTCAAAGTAATCTCAATGGCCATACTTACTAATCTAACCATAAAATCTTGTGCTATTCTTTTTAAAGAGTCTCCTAATTTTTCTCCCATAACAACTGCTCTACCCATACTATTTGAAACTTTTGAAATACCCTCGTTTATAGATTCTGCTATTGTTTCTCTGATGTTTTCTATTTTCGTTTTAAATTCTTCTAACGAGCCTTTGTTTAATTCTCTAAATTTCTCTATCATTTTTTGAGTAGCTGATGGAATAGCAACTGATAGTTCATGTTCAAAATCATGTGCAATTACATTTGTGTTATCAAATGTTTCTTCTAATTTTTTTGCTGAGTCTGTTGCTATTGATAATTCATGTTGAAACTCTTGCATCCCTCTTTCCATAGCATCTATATCTTCAAGAAAACCATCAAACAATTTATCAATACCTTTAAATGCTAAGAACACAGCACCACCTGTTGCTAACAAACCAGCTATCGCTAAAAAACCTGATTTGATAGCAGATGTACCAACTGCGATTGCCATAGTAGATTTTGCAACATTCATAAGTGCAACAGCAACTCTACCAAAAAATAAAACTATTTTTAATGCTATCAAACCTTTAATAATATCTAACAATAAACCAAAATTATTTTTTACAACAATAATTGCTTCGCCAAGTTTTGTTACAGATACAGCTAATACTACTCCAATCTTTCTTCCTACATTATCTATATTCTCTGCATTTTTTTCTAAAAACTTGTCTAACTCTCCAAACTGAGTTTTTAATCCCTCAAAAAATCCAGCTTCTAAAATAGTTTTCTTGAAACTAAATATTTTATCTCCGATCATTGAGAGAGTACCTGTAAATGTACTTGCTAAATCATCTGTTGCTTTTCCAAATCTACCATTTTTACCAAAGACTTTTTCAAATGCTTCAGCAGTAGCTTCAATAGATACTTGCGCACCAGCTTGAAAACCAAGCATATTTCTTACACCTTTTTCTCTAAATAAATCTGCCGCACCGATACCAGCACTAAATGATCTTTGTATTTGCTCTGCTGTTGTTCTAAAATCTAATCCTGTTACAGCCGCAACATTACCTGTTATCTCTAACATCTTTTTTAAATCTTCTGCGTTGTCTGTAATTGTTGCTAAAATACCTGAACCTGATTGTATTTCTTCTAGTGAGAAAGGAACTTTAGATGCAAACTTGACCATGTTGTCAAAAGCTTTTGCACCCTCATTTGTATCTTTTAATAAGAATCTTAATCTGACTCTTAAATTTTCTAATTCTTTACCTGTATTAACTAAGTTTCTGACAACAAGCCCAGCACCTAAACCTATAAAAGCATTTCTGACATTGAATACAGCACCTCTTACTTTTGCTAAACCTTTTTGCAAACCACCTAAGGCTTGTTTAGTTTTATCTCGTGCTATTACATCTATAAGTAATTTTTGATTAGCCATTATCTATATTTCCTTGCTTGTCATCTATCTTTGGTTTTTATACTCATCTTGTTCTTTTTTCAAGTAAGCTATCCAAAGATTAAAATGGCTCATAGGCATATCTAATACTTTTTGAATTGGTAATTTAAGTCTGTCAGCAACCACTAACATATTTCGGATGTCAGGGTCGCTATTTACTTTTTTTCAGCTTCCTCTATTGATGAATCTGCAAGTATTTTGTTTGAAATGGTAGCAATAACATTGGAGTCAGCATTTCTTCTTAACTCAAATTTATCTTCTAATTTGAAAGCTTTTTTGAGTTCGCCTTTCTCATCTTTGACTTTTAATTTCATTACAATCAAATCAACAAGAACATTTAAGTCTTGAAAGTTATTTGATTTTTTAAAGATGATGTTTTTTTCTTCAAGTGTTAAAGGCTCAGAATAAAATACTGATGGATTACCAGCTTCATCTTTCCATTCAGGAACTTCAATAATTAAAGTTTGCAGAGTCTCAAAGTGAGACTTTACTCTATCTATTACTGACATAAATTATTATGATTCAGTACCTATTGTTAATGCACCTGTGCCTTGAAAAGTAACATTTCTAGCAACAATACCATCTAAAGGTTGATTTACAGACATACCTGTAATTATACCAGCACCCTCAAACTTTCTGTCGCCTGATGAACTACCCTCAGGTAATAATTTAAAAGTAACACTAGACCCAGCAGTTAATTGTGTTTGAACACTATCTGCTTCGTCAAAGTGCATTTCTAAAGTACCTGAAAATGATGTTCTACCAGCTACGAAACTTTTTGCACCATCTGACATTTTTGTAGATTCTACAACATCGCCTGTTGTTTCAAGAGTGAAAGAAGTAAGTTCGCCAACTGCTGAACCACCTACTACGACTTCGCCCTCTTTTCCATGATGAACTGCCATTTTTTATTCTCCTATGTTAAAATTGTTTATATTATTTTTCTTCTTCATCGTCAATATCTTCCTCGTCATCTTCATCAAAATCTTCTTCTGAATCATCTTCCCAAGTTTCATCTTCTTCTTGATCTCTAAGATCAGCAAGTAAATCTTTGACTTCTTCACACATTAAACTTTCTTTATCGTGTAACTTTTCTATTGCATCTATTTTCTTTTCTATTTTATCAATGATTTTATCTTTGTTTGCCATATCTTCTCCTTGTTTATGGTGTTCCAGCTTGGAACTCATAAGTACATCTTACAACCATTCTTATACCACCAATCGGAAATAATGTACCCTCGTCTGTTTCCACACTAATAACTTCTGTATCAAGTGCGTTGCTATTTCTTGTAATATCAGATTCTAAGGCTGTTTCAATAGCTGTGATTAATTGATTTCTTTTAGTGTCAATATTAACTTCAGCACCTTTAACAAATCCAAGTATTGCAAAGTCAATAGTTCCTGATCTTGTTTTTGCACCTATACCCATTTCTATATCTTCTCTTGTTTCCTCAGATGTTTGTACTATTACTGCTGGATATTGTTTATCTGATAACTCGTCTAATTGAAAAGGTTGTCTTGTAGCTTTCTTAATTGTTGGGCTACTTATACCTGATATTGTTGATAAAAGGTTTGATGCAATATTTTCTCGAACACTCATAATCTAGTCATCTTTAATTGTTTTTCTATAAATCTGTTGAACTGCTTACTTATAATCTTTTCTGTTCTATCATTAAAGCCAAAAAATTCTCTATTCGGTTCATTAAGAACTTGATTAAATAATGCTCTTTGTCTCATTTGTGCATTAGTAAAACCTAATGATACTTTGTGCTTTCCTGTTTTGGTGCTTGTCAAACTACCTAACATTCTTCCTGTATAAAATAAATCTACACCTGTTGGTTTTCCCTCTCTTTCTAATTGTTTTCTATAAGCATCAGAATATGGCTCAAATCCAACATCTCTAAAATTAACACCTCTTTTTGTTTTAGTTCTTATAATATCAACTAATTGAAACCCAGCCTGTTTTACACCTTTGTCAATAAATCTTGGTAATTTGGATTGTAGTTTTTGAAACTTTTTAATTATTTCTTTTTCGTTTGATTTAATTTTTACATCGACAGCCATTATCTAGTCAATCTTCTAAAACCATGTAAAGGCTCTCTTTCAGCAACTTGGATAGTGCCATCTCCTGTTTCATCGTACTCAACACCATCCTCTAATATTGTTCTCCATTCTTTGTTATATTCTGACATATAAAACTCGCCCATTCTTTCAAATCTATCTTTTTCTGTTTCAGGTCTAAACTTTGTTAATGCTGGGCAAAGGAATCTACCCAAAAATAAATATACACCAGCCCTTTCAAACTGATCTAAATTTACTTTTGTATCTACCATCTCGGCTGTATTAAGAATTGTAATATCTGTAAAAATATTAGCTTTGTAGGTTTGCCACCATTCGACTCTTAGCTGTCTTAAAATATCGTTAGTTGTTTGTGCAAAGAAGTTAACTGCTTCTGTATCAGTTGATGCAATACCAAAACCAAAAGCATCAGGTTGATATTTAGTTACATCACTTGCAGTAATAACATTTGCACCTGTATAATTAGCCATAGTATTTTCCTACGAACCAATTAATAAACTTCTTAATTTTTTTTCTTAGTTTTCTTAACATTTTTTTTTCTCTTTGGTTTGAGTTGTACTATTTTATCAGAAATATCTTTTGCTGTCGCTTTTTTAATTTCTTTTTTAACTTCTCCAACAGGAACAAAACCTCTCATTTTGAAATGTTTTATATTAGCTTCGTATTGGTCTTTTGCTCTTGTTATAGTTTTCTTACCATTTGTTAATCTAATATTCATAAGTTCTCCTAGTTAGTATCAGGGGGATTGCTCCCCCTGACAATATAACGATTATTGGATAGATGAATCTACATTCAATTCTACACCATAAGTATCGTTTAGTTCTCCTGTACCATATACAGCAGTTGCTACGATCTCGTCTGCTCTAAGACTTGCGTCTCTCTGCGTTTCGATTCGTAAATCTTGCATCATAGCCAATGCTAACGCATCTCTATGGAATACAGCACCTTTATAGTCTCCTGTTGTACCCGGATTATTGCCTGAGTTGTCAGCAATATTTGAAGTTTCAAATATTGGAACACCAGCAACATTACCAACAAAACCTGTTCTTAAAGCTTCGTTTGATAATTCTGTGTCTCTACCAACAAATGTGTTTGTTAAACCACTTTTTAGGTCAAACGCATTTAAAGGATGAAAGACACCAGCTAGGTCAGACATTGGAACTGCATTTTTTCTAAGTGTTGCTACTGCTTGAAATACATTAGATGCACTTAATACTGCTGTTCCATCATTAACTTCTTGTGAGAAACCATCAAATAACGCAGTTAAATCTGTGTCAATTTTTTTAGCGATTGCTTCTCCAAATAATCTACCAATATCTCCAGCAACATTTCTTGGTGCTGAGTTTCTTGCTAAATCTGTTAAAGTTGTCATTATACCAACTTCACTTGCTGTAATAGTTACAGAAGATGGGTTGATAGCTGTGTTAGATAAGTCAGAAGCTTCTGATACTGCACTAGCACTTACACTAGAATATATCGGCACTTCTACACTTTTTCCACCACCTGTTATAGCATAGTTTCGTACTAGAGGTCTCATTGTTGATTGCTCTGATGCTACGAATAATGCTTCTGCAACAATCTCAGTATATAGTTCCGAGAGTGTTGACGATGTGCTTTCGTTTGCCATTGTTTGTTTTCCTTATTATTTATTTGTTAAATTTATCTGAACAGGAGCAGAGTCTCTTTGTTTGCGATATTCTGCATACTTCTTACGATCTTCTGCTTTGCTCATATCTAAGTCGCTGATATTGAAAGGTTTGACAGCTTTTCCCTCAACACTATTCAGGCTACCTGAACCTGACAATGACCCTTTTCGGAAGTGTGGGTTAGCATCTAAAAACTCTTTAACTCTATCTTCTATTGTTAATAGTTCCCCTTTTGAGTTATAACGAATATTCTTATTGTTATCAAGTATTTCTACTCGACCATCATCATTATAATTAACTTCACTCTTTAGCAAAGATACTACTTGGTCAGGAGCAATAGCATTATTTTTAGAAGCAAGTGCTAATATAGAATTATCTACATTAATTGTTTTTACTTTAGACTTCCAATCAGCTAACTCTTTGTCTTTCTCAGCTATCCTTTGCTTCATAAGATTTTCAAGATCAGCTTTAGTCTTTGCTTCCTGTATTTGTTTTTCTTTTGCTATTTCTTCTTCTTTCTTTTTAGCTTCATCTAACATTCTTTGATGTTTAGACTTCTCAGCTTCTAATCTTTGCTTGACAATTCTATCTACATCTTCTTGATTAAATGTTGGTGTTGGTTTCTCGTCAGTTTGAGTTTGTTTAACTTCAGCTTCCTGAACATCATTTTTCGGTTGATTAACCTGTTTGTCATCTGACATTTTTTCTCCTATGTTTATATTATAAGTTCGCCTTTACTATCATACCAATCAGGATTGACATAACTAAACTGATGTCTGCAATTATACCCACCTCTAACTACAAGTGGGTTGCCTGATTTCTTACCTGACCATGATCTACTTTGCCATAAATCCTTGATCTCGTTGATGGTAAAAAGTCCACCTTTTCTTTTGTTATATACACCATTTACTAGATTTCTGCAAAGTTCTCTAGTTGTTGGTATTACATCTCCATAGTATTTAACAAAAGTCAGCCCAGCATCCCTTGATTTATTGAAGTTTAAGGTTGCATCAAAATCTCTTAACGAATCATTTAATATCTGACTAGCATATCTTTTCATGTTTTCTCCAGCCCTATCTCTTGCAAATTTAGTTTGAAGTGTCTGTATTGATCTATCTACTATTGCTTTTTTAGATTTGTTGTATTTATTTCTATTAATATAATCTATTAGCTTTTGTGCTTCTGCATCATCTGAACTTGCGTAAATACCATTGATTGTTTGTCTTAGTTCTTTTTCTAATTCTGTAAAATCATTTCCTACTAATACATTTTGATATGTTACTTCTGATAATCGTCTTGTAAATGTATTAGAGACATCTTTAAATTGTGTGAAATATTGTTGTTTTAAATTCTTAACTAAAGCTAAATCTCCTTTTGTAAGTTCTACAAATTCTTTTGGAATACGACCAGCTGGTAATCTTGATTCTAATGTTTTAAATGCTTTCTCTCT